GACCACCCTGCTCCGGCGTGAACTCGATACGCATCGCGGGCGGTTCCGTCGTGGTCCGAGAAGCCGGTTGTGCCGGCAATGTGTGATGGTCGCGGTCGATCGCGATGTCGGGACCCGTGCCGGCATCGCCGGTCGGGGCGATGTTGTCGCCCCCGGCGCCCGCGCCCGTGCCGTCACCGGCGTCACCGGCCGGCTGATTGGCGAAGCGTTCCGGATAGGCGGCGCGCTCGACGTGTTCGAAGAACTCCTTGCTGTCCGGAGCGACCCCGGCAACCTCCGTGGCGTAGCCCGCGGCCGCATTGACCTTCTTCGTGAAGGCCTCGTCGCTGCCGTAGCGCGGGTTCTCGGAAATCCAGCGGCGCTGCGACTCGGAGAACTGGGCGTAGGGGTCTGTCGCCACCGGCTGCGCCGCGGCATGGGCCTCCTGGCCCGCGATCCATTCCTTGCGACCCCGCAACTGGACGAGCGAAGCGGAGAGATCGCTCATCTGCCGCGTCATCTTCGCGGCGTCTTCGAACTTGCCGTCGGCGTTGAGTTCGGCGATCTGGTGCTCGAGCGCGGTCTGCCGCTCCTCGGTGGCGACGATCGACGCCTCGACGGCGCCCTTCTCGACGGTGAAGCGGGCGCCGGTCTCCTGCCGGAGGCGCCCTTCAGCGACGGTCGCCCGCGCGACGGCGGCCGAGGTCTGGTTTCGCGCCGCCGCCAGGGCGTCGTGAAGGCGTTGGGTTTCCGGGGAAAGGGCGTCGGGCATCAGAACACCAGCATTGGGTTGGCGAGCTTGCCGAGGATGTAGCGGGCCGGGACCAGCCGACAGGGCTGCTTACCGAGGAGGAGTTGGTGCCCCGTCTTCACGTCGAACATGACCCAGTCGCCAACGGCGGGTGCCTTGGCGTACCAGTCCTTCGTTTCCTCGGTGTTGTAGGCGAGCGGCCCGATCTTCAAGACGAGGCCGGCGGTCCCCTGCCAGCGGTATTCCTTGAGGTACTGCTCGGGCAGGATGATGTTGCCGGCGGTCTTGGCGTTCGCATCCGGGATAAAGATGCCGACCAGCAGGTCTTCGCCGCCGATCTCGATGCCGTCAAGGAAGTTCGCGACCTGCAGCCGAATGGCGGAGGCCGGATCGTTCCCCAGGTTTAGCTGGAGGGCTTGGCTGGCGATTTCGGCCATTGACCACCGGATTGTACAAATTTCCGGTGGAATATCCGATAAGCCGCTGTTCGCGTCAACGACGATTTGAACAGCGAAGTTGTGTGTTATTCCGGACCGTTCTCCTCGGGGAGCACCAGACGCCCCGGTTTCTTCGCCCGATCGCCGCCGGAACGGATGTCGTGAATGAGGGCAATCGTGTCGTCGATCTGGCGGACGCGGGCGCAGGTAGCGGCGTATTCGTTGGGCTCCAAGCCGCCGGCGAGGACAAGCCCGGCGTATTCCTCGCGCTGTTCTCTCAGCCTGCGGGCGAAGCGCGTCCAGCCATCGCCGAGGTCGTAATCGTCGTCAGCCATCGGCGATCGGCTCTGCGGGGGGCAACGCCACGACCAACGGCTTTTCGCGCAAGAGCACGGCGGCGTCCTCGATCAGCATCTGCTGCACCGCGCCGATGGCTTCGGCCATAAAATCCGGATATCCCACCAGAAGCGGCCGCCTGTCGGAGCTCCACGTTTTCGCAAGAGCGATGAGACCCGGCGCGCGCTCCTCGTCCTTGGCGATCTCGCGGGCCATCCAGACAAACACCTCGGAGTAACGTTGATACGCCTCGCCGAGAATCATCCGCAGCCGCACCTCTGGATCGGACGACGCTATCGACAGCGCCGCCTGGTACGCGCCAGCAACGATCGCGGTCCGCCGCTCTTTCGTGGCGTCCGCCGGAATGTCGGCGGTGATCTTGGTGCGGCTCATTCGGTTGGCGTCTGCGGATCATCGATGATGAAGAACTCGCCCCGCTCGCGCGCCGCACGACACCACTCACGCCATTGCCATGCCGTGCGTCCCGGCGCATCGAGTTCAATCATCTCGCCGGGCCCCCTATTTGCCCGCCACCAGAAGTCATCCTCGTCGCGCCGCAGCCACAGCAGCTGCGCGATCAGAATGTCCTCGACCGGCATCTCGCCAGCACCAGCGGGGATCGCGCAGAGGACAGCGGCGGAATGGTACTTCTCATCTTCCACGGATGCCGCGGCGCCGGGCTTTGGCTCGAACCGAACATTGTAGCTGCGACCGAGCCGAAGCGTGTAGGTGCCGTACTTTCCGAGATGATCGAACGCGCCGGTCTTGCCGTGCTGCTCGCGCTGCTCCGGCTTGAGAAAGCGGAGCAGGAGCGACCGGGCGCGGTCACGGGATGCCGCGCTCGTAGGGGCCAGAATGACGTCTATAGTAGCCCGCGCTGCCATCATCTCAAGCCGGCGAGCGCCTTCGCGCACGATCTCCTCAGCGATGCCGACTCCGTTCCGGATACCTGACAGCAACTCGATGGGCATGGCGCTGGCCTGCATCAATGCCCGGTTGCATCGTTCGAGCGCTTGCGTCGTCTGCTGCATGGCGAGCGTCTCGTCGACACTCTCGATCCGTCCCACTTCAGCGTCGGTACTACGCTGCGCCGGATCGCGACGGTACACCGTCGTCCACGAGCGGTTAATGACGGCACCCTCGGGCAAGCCTTCATACATCCGCCTGATATCGCGCTCGGTGTACACAGCCGCCCGCATGTCAACGGCTGGAGGACGATCAGATTCATTGCGTAGGACACCGACAACAGGCGGCACATCCGGTGCCCGCAGATACCGCGCCAGTCCTTCCCACGTTCTCGGGAGCGCCACGGTTCAGCCCCCTTGCAGCGCGGGCACCATCAGCATCTCGGCATCGGGCCGAAAGGTCTCGACGACCTCGCCGTCGCTGCCATCGTCGGGGATCGTGACCAGCAGGTTGCCGGCCTTCTGCAACTCGCCGAAAATCTGAGCCGCCGCAGCGATCTCCTTCGGCTTGTCCTTCCACTCGGTCAAAACGCCGTGGCCGGTGTGGTCGAGTTTGTAGATTTTGCCTGCCATGTGAAAAGCCCCGATCTGGTTTGTTCAGACCGGGGCTTTGTATCACAAATCGGCGTAGGGCGGCGCTATTTGTTGATGACTTCTCGGGTCTCGCGAGAGTGGCCGGCGGTCGCCAGCTCGATCTCGCGGCGCGTCCAGGCCTTGAGTTCAGCAAAGGCGGTGCGGTACTCGCTGCCAAGCGCCGACTGCGCAGGCGCCCGAGCCGCTTCCAATGCTTCGGCGGCGCTTTGGGCCGCGGCATTCGCGTCGGCAGAGGCCTTGCCCGCAGCCTCCCCGGCGGTAAGTGCCGAAGCCGCCGCAGCATCGGCGGCGATCTGCTTGGGGGCGGCGTCCGGAGAGTTGGCTGCCAGCGCGGCGTCAGCGTCCGCCTGGGTGGTGCGGGCGTCGATCGCGGTCTGAAGCGCGGTCGCCATCGCTGAGTCATAGGCCGTGGCCGCCGCAACGGAAGCCGATGCCTTCGCCGCCGCCTCGCCCATCGCGCTGGCCTTGGTCGCGGCCGCCGTCGCCAGTTCCGCAAGGGAATCGGCATCGTGAGCGTCGGCGTCGTGAGCCGCCTTCGCGGCGGTGTCCGCAGTTTGCGCGGCGCTGACGTCCGAAACCGCCGCGGTAGTCGCCTCGTCCGCGATCGTCACGGCCTTGTCGATCGCCGGTCGGGTCAGAGCGGCTTGAGCCGTAAAAGCCGAAGCATTGTTGATCAGCACGGTCATGCGCTTCGAGATATCCGCCGCGGCAGCGTCCACGCGCGGATCGGCGTCCGGCGCGGGTTGGCCGTAGGACGGATCGGCGTCTGGATCGGTCGCCCGGTCGCCGCCTTCAGCCTTCAGCTCGGCGAGGCCGGTGTACCGCATTTCGGTCTCCCCTTCCACGGGCTGCAGGGGAGAGCCGTACTCCGGGTTGCTGGCGTTCTGCGGCTGGTACACCGGATCGCCACCATTTGTGCCTTCGGGTAGCGGAGGGTCGACCGGACGAAGGTCCGTCGGCGGTAGCTCAGGCGCGGGCTGCTGATAACTCGTCTGACCTTCGTTTTCGCCGTCCATATCGATCTCCATCGTCAATCATTGAAAACGTCGCGGGCCAACGATCTGATCCGGTGCGTCTGGAGGGCCGCCTTTGCCATGTCCGGCAGCATCGCCGGCGCCGCCGGGAAGTGCGAGGCGGAGCCAAGAAACGTTGTTGCGTTGAACTGGTGGTCCCAGATCACCAACGCCATTGCGCCGATCCGGCAGTCACCATGCGCTTCCAGGGTTTGCTCGAAAAAATCGCGGGCACGGGCGAGACCAATGGCGGGGTCCGGCGCCCGGATAACCCCGATGACCGGGGCGCGACCGTCCTTGTAGCGGACGCTACGAACGCGGGGGATCGAGGATCGCATCGGCGGCGCGCTGCATTACCCGTGAGGGCGATTCCGGCTGCGGCGATAGTGAGCGCAACATCGCCGCGCTCGCCGCGATTGCCTCGGCCTCGGCGTGAGACCGGCGCGATGCGCGCGAATATTCGACTGCCGCGTTCTCACTCGCTTCTGCGGCCCGTCGCATGCGGTACGCCGATCCCTGGCGTTCGCGCAAAATCCGTCCGAGCGCGATGATGGCGAGCCGATGCGGACCGACGACCTTCTCGCAGACCGGAAACAGGTTGTCGTCGATCTCCTCCCGCCGCGCGCCGCAATCAAGACATCCCCCGGTGATCGGATCGAGATTGGTGTGGACTCCCATCATGCCCTCCCGCGGCCGCCGCGTTCACCGTAGTGGACCTGCCGCGACTGCTCGGCGCGGCCTTCCCCGGAACCTTCCCCCGCTTCCATGTGCGGGCGACCGGCGCGACCGCCCTCCGCATGACGGGCGCGGCCACCTTTCTTCGCCATCGGTCCAGCGGTTCCCCCGGTCGGCGGATTTCCGCCGGGCATCCCGCCTCCTGGCATCCCCATGCCGGGCTGCATTCCGCCGCCGCCGGCACCCTGCATCTGCGCGCGGCGCGCCTGCATCTGCTGAATCTGCTGCGGAGTCAGCTGCTGGCCCCCTTGCGGCGGCGTCATCGGTTGCCCCGTTGTCGGCCCCCCGATGTCCTTGTGCTTGTGGCTGGTGCGGCCACCGGCTTTTCGCATCGGCATCCCGCCCGGAGGCGCTCCAGGCGGCATCCCCATCGGCGGTCGCGGCGGCATCGGGCCGGCGCCAACCGGCATCCCCGGCGGCATCCCGCCACCACCCGGCGGCATCGGCGGAGGCCCGGCCGGCATCGGATGCGGCGGCATCGGGGGCGGCGCACCGCCTCCCATCGGCATCGGCATCCCGCCACCACCTTCGGGTCGCGGGGCAACGATGACATTCACATTGGTTCTGCCGTGCTCCTTGCCACGCGCACTACGGTCCCCTCGGCGTTTCGATGGGTCCCCTTCTGCGGAACCGCCCGCAGCGAGGCGGAGTCTGGTCTTTTTCCCGGAATGCAACTGATCGTCATGTTCTTTGAAAGCTTCGCGCAGCTCGTGATCGATGAGTTCCTTGTCTTCGGCAGCGTCCGGGTGGCTGCGCATGTGGCCGCCTAGCTTGCCGAGGTGATGTCCGGTAGCAGCCACAACACGCCGCGCCCGCTTGCGAGATTCACTTTCGCGCTGGAACGCCATCGTCGACCTCCTCGAATGCGCCGCGAACGTAACACGGAAGAACCGGAGCCGTCAGCCCGCCTTTTCATCTCCGCGTCGCGGGCCGCTGCCTGCTCGCGCCGGTGCAGCAGCTCGGCCGAAATCGTCGCCTGAACGATCTGCTCGATCATTCCCCGTGGCAACCGATGCCCGAAGCGCTCGGCGGCGACGCGGACAGCCTCGGCCTTGATCGGCCCGGTGATCCGGGGTTCCGACAGGAACACATAGATCGCGGCATCGGCGATGCTGTTCGCGAGGTCTTTGAAATCCTCCTCGCGGCGCAGCTGGGCGATCTCAGGAGTGGGCAACGAAGTATTTGTTCCGGTTGGCGAAGGTGTGGCGATCACAGCGGACCTTCCCGCTCAGCACGAGCGCCGTCAGGGCATTGCGGATGCCGATCATCGTCGCGGCGTCATGCCGGTCGGCGAAAGCCATCGACAACTCGGCAAGCGTCGCCCCCGGATGCGCGGCGAGCAGCTTCAGCACCCCGGCGGCGTCGTGGGTGTTCATGTGGGGCACCGCGGTGCCGTCGAGGAGCCGGTCGAAGGTGCAGCCGTAATCGGCGCGCAGCCATCCCTTCGTCGCATGGGTGACATCCTCCGCAGCCTCGCGGGCCGCAGCATAGGCGGCCTCCGGCTCGGCTTCCGCCTGGATCGTCTCGACGATCTGGCGGCTGAGGTCACGGATGCGGAGCCGCCACGCACTCACGGCGGGTCGCAGCGGTTGCGGGGATGTCCTCTCGATGACGGCGGCTTCCTGCATATCAAAGCTCTCCCAGGGATCCCAACGGATTGTTGGCCGGCTGCGGTGCGGCAGCTGCTTCGTGATAGGGCTGCGCGGTGTCGGCAGCAGCCTTTGTCCGGGCGATTTCGAGCGCGGTCTCGTTCCCCGCAGCGGCCTCGCTGGCCTGCGCCGCCATCTTCTCGCGGTCGACCTCTAGTTTTTGCTGCTGCGCCTGGGTCTCCATGATCTCCTGCTGCTGCTTCTGCTGCGCAGTGATGGTTGCGGCCACGATCTTGGGATCCGGCGGTGGTGGCGGCGGCGCCGGAGCCCCCTGTGCCGGCTGCACGACGTACCGGGCGGGGTCGCGGCCGATCGCACGGAAGGCGTCTTTGAGAATCTCGGTCATGTCGACCAGCGGGCCGGCCTGCTGTCCGATGAGGAGCGCGATGTTGGCGGCCATGATCTGATGCACCCGCGACGGCACGTTGGGGTCCGAGGCCGGCGACAAATCGAGGTCCATGAACTCCTCGGCGAGTTGCCACATCCGGGGTTCGCCGTTCGACGCCTGCGGACGACCCCGGCACATCGTCGAGAGGTCGCTCGGGTTCTCGGCGAAGAGCTCGCGGAGCTTGTGGAGTTCCTGCTTCTGCGCGCGGTGGTTCCGCTTCAGGACCGCCGCCATGACCTGCACCTGCTGCTCGATCATCGCGAGCACGGTGCCGACCGGCATGTTGGTGCGACCCTCGCCGACCTCGAGATCGACCGTGGCGCCGAGGCTCTTGGCATCGTTCTTGATCTGCTCCGCCAACTGCACGAAGACGGGGTCCAGCGTCTTGTACGGCAGCGGCATCCAGAGCTTCGAGATGTCAGCGTTTGGCCCCATGACGGCGTCGATGTCGACGAACTCGCCGGGCCGCGGCGCGATCTCGTTGGTGGCGGTCCTCGCGTTCTTGAATTTCACCCCGCCGGGAAAGTTCGAGAACATCCCGGAATCGATCATCAGCCGCAGGATTGCGCGCAGGGTCCGGGTCTGGTTGCCGAGGAGTTGCAGGAAGCCCCAGGAGTGGAAGCCGAGTCCGGGCACCATCCCGAACTTCACGAACATATTCCGACGCTGATAGAGGGCGTCCTCGGGGCGCCAGTTTCGCCAGACGCCGAGCACCTGCCGGGATTGGTGATCCAGCGTGATCTTGTAGGGAAGCGGTAACCCCCATGGTGTCTGCCGTTCGAAGCGGCCATCGATCCCGAGGTAGTCGACGTCGAGTTCGGTGTCGGTCTCCCAGATTTCGTAGGGCTGATCCTGCGGCCGCTGCGCCGTGTTCGAGATGCCCTGGCTCCGGTTGATGGCCTGCTGCGCCTGCCGGCCGAGCCCGAACCCGCCCATCGGCATTCCGAGGTCGATCTCGCGGTAGTGGCCGACCAGCTGCATCCGGCGGAGTTGCCCCTTCAGCATCTGGATCGAATGCGTGACCCGGAGCGCGGAGTCGAGATCGGTGGCCTCCTCCGACACGATCATGTCTGGGGCCAGCACGGATTCGCTGACCGGGCGCCGCCGGATCGGGTCACGGTAGATCTTCTTGTAGCCGATGCCGCAATAGGCCTGATGCATCAGCATCGACTCGGTGTCGGGGTAATACTCGGTCGCGACATCGGTCAGGTAATAGTTCATGTCGGCAGCGAGGTCGGCGGCGCGTTGCTCCTCGTCCTCCGAGGAGTCGCCGATCGTCGGCACCTTGACGGGACCCATCGCCGGCAGCATTTCGGCCCCAGCAGCAGCTTGTTGTTTCACCATGGCCTCGATGAGGAGCGTATGCCCGGCGCGGGACACCCCACGGGAGCCGCCGCCCTGCTGACCGGGATCCTCGATCTTGAGGGCGAGGAGGTCGATGCCCTTCGTATACTGCTCGACCCAGGCGGTGCGGGACTGCTGGTCCGCCTCGACGCCCTCGATCACCTCCGCGGCGATGTTCGAAAGGACGCCCTCGTCGAGCGTCTGCGCCAGGTTCTCGCCGAAGTCGGCCGGATTGTCGTTCTGGGTGCCGGTGCCGCGGACGAAAACGTGTGGCAGTTCTGCCTGGACGGTGCCGTCATCGCCAACCACGACCCCGGAGCCGTCCTCGCCCCGGACGTCAACGATGACATCCGGACCGGTTCCGTCGCCGCTGAGGATCGGGATATTCGGCAATCGCTGCCGGAGCGGCGCGCCCAATCGTTCCGCCATCCCGCCTTCGTTGCGGGCGATCGTCGGGGGGCGCTGCCCCGGGAGAATGACTGTGTGGTCGCCGTCGGCCATGCTGGCCGAGGAAACTACAGGACGTTTTTGTCGAAGGAAAGCAGGACTGCGCTACAGCGGCGGGTTACGCCGTCTGCGCCTCAGCCTGGTCCAGTTCGCTCGCCTCGACGGCGAACTCGCGGTTCTCCGAGAGCCAGCTGCTGCCAGGCCCATTCGATCTGCGCCTGAACCGCGGCGTCCGCCATCGCGGCGAGTCCCTTGACGAGCGCGATCATAGCGTCCTCGTAGGTCGCATGACCGCCGCAGTAGATGTCGATGAAACGGTTAACGAGCGCGGTCGAGGGACCGGTCGACACGACCCCGCCGGGACGTATCTGCACCATCTCCTTCAGCGCGTCCGGCAACCGCTCCTGACGCTCCCGGAAGCACTCGCGGCAACCGCAGCCACCGCATGGGGCCGGCGCATGCTCATTCTGCTCGCACCAGCGCCGGACTAGCGCGTCCATCATTGCGTCCCCGCCTTCATCCAGTCGAGAAATGCCCCAGCAAACGCCGTGATCGCATCGATCTCCGGCCGCTCGCCCGCCGCCTTGATCGCGAGGTCGAGCGCGGAATACCGGCTCTGCCGCTCCATCTGCTGCTCGGCGACCGCACGCTGCTGGAGGAGACGCTGAAGCGCCTTCTGCATCTCGTTGACGATCCCGCTGGTCTGGTCGATCGCCGCCGCGTGCTGCGACAGGGCGTGCGCGAGCCCGGCGCGCTCCGCTTCCAGGGTGTCGACGCGCTCCTGGAACGTCGGGCCGAGGGGGGCTTCGGCTGGCGGAGCTTCCAGCATCTCAGCGGACGGCATCGTCGGTCTCCTTTGGAGCGATCGCGCGACGCTTCCGCCCGGTCTTCGTCTTCCCGCGCTTCTGCCGCATCGCCGCCGAGTTGTAGTGCCGTCGCCGGTCGCAGAAGTCGCAGTCGCCAGGCGGGGCAACGAGCGGACCGCCGGTTCCGTTGCCGGCCCCCGCAGTGATCGTCGGCCGCAGCCAGCGCATCAGCCGCTCCGTCTGGGTCGGCTTCAGGGCGAGGATGGATCGGCCAGCACCGTGGACCACGAGTTCGCCGCCTACCCACTCCGCCACAAGACCGCCGGGCCCATCGCCAATCCGAAACGGCGCGACAGGGTCACCGCTCATCGTCCCATCGAACCGAAGCGGTCCAGCGGCGCGACCCTCCTCCCAGGTTCCCAGCGTTGCCGGGTTCGTCCGCGGCAGGTGCGCGTACCGGGACAGCGCCGCCTCGATCTCAAACGCGAGCGGACCCCAGGAGAACCCGGCGGGCGTCCGCGCCTTGGCAAGGATCGTGGCGAGGTCCCGGTCGGTCTGCATCAGGGTCGCGCAGACTCGTGGAACTCGTACCCGCTACGCTTGCCATTGAAGCGCTCGGCATCAGCGTAGGAAAGGCGGCTCCGCGGCGCCGGAGACCATTTCCCTTCGGTCTGGGTCACGGTACGGATTTGGTAGCCGCGCCGGCCACTGTAGATCGCCTCGATCCTGACGAATCGCTCGAAGCGCGGATCGACTTCGCGCCAGATATCGCCATTCTTCGGTAATGCGACCTCGCTCACACCCACGGCGCCTTCTCCCCGACGTTCATCAGTTGCCGCGACGCCTCGGCCCGCAGCGCCATCCGCACCCACGAGCTTATCTTTACCCCGGACAGTTTCGCGGCCCGCGTAAAGGTGTCGTGCTCCTCCGGCGTCGCTCGTACCCTGAGCTGCCGCGCGAAGCCGTTGGGGCGCAGTTTGTCGACGTCGTGGTCGGAGATGTCGGTCACGAGGCAGCGGCCTCCTTCGGGATCAGCGCGCAGAGGTGCGGCATGGCATCCCCAGAGTGGCGATAGTTTGCTCTAGCGCCTTGCGCTGAATCGCCATGATCTGCGGCTCCAACTCGGCGAGAAGCTCGTCGACGGTATCGCCATGCCCGGTCGAGAGGCTACAGCGCAGCATCATCGCTGCGATCTTCTCGCGGACCTCGATGCGCGCTTGGTTACGAGCGGCCTCCATCGCCGGCAACTCTGGGATCGTGAAGCGGTCGCTCACTTGATCCCCACGAGCCGCTTGATCTCGGCCTCGGTCTCGCAGACCTCGATCTTCACGCCGCCGAGATAAACGAAGCAGCCCTGTTCCTGGTGTCGCGCGATCGGCGAGAACACGAGCAACTCGATCGGGAGATGCAGCGGCACTCTGCCGTTGCGCTGGGTCAGGGAAATCCATCCGTCCATGCCGCCCGTGTATCACAATCCGGCTGCTCGGGGCAACAGTGGGTTACATAGGCGGAGCGCTGTGGTATATCGGGACCGCTGCGGGAGCGCGGAAGCTACGCGCCTGCGAAGGCCCAGGGTTAGTCCCAGACCAGAACGGTCTCTGATAACGATCGGCGAAAGCCTGAAGCGCGGGAACGCGCAAAGCCCGAGGTGGGGAGCCGGAGATAAGCGACCGGCCCGCAGCATCTCCCCCAACGAGAAACGCCGCCCGAAAGCGGCGCCTCAGCCACAGCGGCAGCGCGGGAGCTACTGCTGCAGGAATGTGAGCCCCGTGACGGCTTCGATCGTGACGGCAACCGACAGCGCACCGGACACCGAACCACCCGCAGCGCCGGGACCGGTATAGGTGGCCGTGGCATTCCCGGCCTCGGCGGGCGTCGCCGCGGGACACGAGAAGAAGAACCCGGTCGGGTCGGCGGACATCACGACGCCGGTAAGCGCGGAGTCCAGCGCCCAGGTCACATTCGTCGGCAGCAGCGGGTTGCCGTTCTGATCGGCGACAACGACGTGGACCGGCCAACGGTGAGCGCCCAGTACAGCGTGGTGCCCGATGTCGTTAGATCGAGGTTTGTGTGCATCCTCACTCCCCCTCGTAAGCGGCGCCGGCGTCGAACCGCCCGCTCTTCCCCTTGAACGCCATCGACCGCCGGGTTTCCAGCGCGAACTCGTCGCCCAGGCTCAGCATCCCGGAGTCTCTGAAAAATCTCAAGCTTTGCGCGACGGTGTCGCTTAGATCATTGTGCTGCGCCTTGTGGCTGTAGTTCTGCTCCTCGACCTCGTTGATGACGAGTTCCGCCCAGGCTTTGTCCGGCGCCCAGACCCGTTCATTGACGAAGAGCGGGACGCAGCTTTCCAGCCGGACCTCCTTCGAGACCACCGGCGTCGTGTAGATCAGCTGGAACGGCCACTCCCGCATCAGCTGCTCGAGCTCCTGGTAGAGGTCCTGGCCGCGGCTCTTGTTCTCGATCAGCACCGCATCGACCTGGTCGCCGACCGCCATCATGTGGATCCGCTCGACGAGACCGATGCGTTCCGCCGCGACCGGGGAGTCCGGAACCCCGCGCAGCCGCGGCCGGCCACGCCAGGCCCGCATCAGGATCGCGCGCGGCGCCTCGGTCTTGTCGTGCCAGATACCCCATACCGTCGCGGCGCTGTACGAGTTGTCGTCCTTCTCGCCGTACGCGGTGTCGACCGACAGCAGCCGGTAGGAGAGATCCGGGAACGGGACGTGGCGCTCGACCCTGGAGCCGCAACTCGGGCATTCCTCGACGACCTGTCCCCGGGGCACCTTCGAATGCCATTTGCACAGCGGACAGAAGCAGATCGGGTCATAGGTCGCGGCTTCCGGGTAGTCGCCGGGCCACAGCCGCCACCAGTTCCGGCTGATGATGCCGCCGCCTTTCGGCACCGGCGCCTGCTGGAGTTGCCCGGCGACGCCATATGGCCGCAGCTCGCGCTCTTCCTGCTCGACGACCTTCTCGGTCCAGACTTCCGGCCACAGCAACTCGCCGTCGGTATCCCGCTCGTCCTCCGGATCGGCGCGGCGCTCATCGAACTTCATCGGGAACATGAGATGCCTCACCGGGCCCCAATTCTCGATCGCGTAGTTGGTCGAGTCGTCCTTGTGGACCCGCTGCATGACGAGGACGCGCGCGGCGATGCGGGGATCGGTGACGCGGGTGACGAGGCTGCGCATGCCTTCGAGCGTTTCCCGGCGCTGGGTATCGCTCTCGGCACCCTTCAAATGGTGGGGATCGTCGACAATCTGCCAGTCGCCGCCGCGGCCCAGCAAGCCGCCCTCGATCGAGCAGGAGATCCGCTCCCCACCTTTGGTGTTGGCGAAGTTCGATCGCGCCGCCTGATCCGGTCTGATCTCGACCTGGGCGCCCCAGTGCTGCTGATACCAGGCGCCCATGATGAGCCGGCGCACCTTGACCGCCAAGTCCTCGGCGAGCGTCGCCCCATAGCTGAGGCAGAAGAACCGGACGTGTGGGCCGCAGAGCGGGCTCCAGCGGCTTTCCGGCTGTGCCCATACCCAGGCGTGCAGGGCTACCGAGATCAGCAAGCTCTTCGTGGTCCGCGGTGGCACGTTGCAGACGATCGAGCGCGTGAAGCGGTCATCGGGGTCGCCGTCCTGCAGCGACTCGACCTCGCCATCCCACGCCATCGTCTCAAGGTTGGTCGCGATCTTCTCGTGGTGCCAGTTCGGGATGAACTCGCCGGCCTCGCCCATGTGCGGCCAGGCGCAGCGGAGGAACTCGAGGAGGCTATCCTCGCAGGCCTGCTTTTCCGCCTTCCGCTTGATGGCGCGGTCGGCGCGGGCGATCCAGCGGAGTTCGTCGGTGGAGAGGGTGTCGAGGTCGATCACGGCTCAGCCGGCGCGGCAGCGTCCTGGATGAACATCGCCCACAGCGGCTTTGCGCAGCCGAGCATCCATTGGAGCAGCGGAACGGTCTTGTCATCGCCGGCAGGTGCGCGGTAGGCATGCTCAAGCCCGAACACAAGGTAGCGGGACGAGTCGAAGTCCGGCTTGTCGAGGTCCATTGCCGCAGACGCGGCGCGCGCAAGTTCTCGCGCCCTATCGGCGATCTCGCGCACTTCGGCGGTTGTCGAGTAGAGCGCGTCCCACTCGGCGTTCACGGCGTCGATGAAGGCATGGGCGATCAGAGATGACACCGGCAGCTCGGAGGGCAGCAGCCCCGTCTCAGGCTGCAGACGACGAGCTTTGTCGAGCAGTTCGGCGACGGCTTCTTCGCGAGTCATGACGGTCATGCGGACGGCTCGGACGGATAGATATCGATGCGTTTCACGCCAATTTCGAGCGTGAGCTGCCCTTCGCGCTTCATACGAGCCAGACCACAGTACCGCATCGGTGCGGTCCCATCGGACGCCGCCTCATCGATCGAATCGATCCTGTACGAGCCGAACGGGAGCCGGCGAATGTGATCGGCGAGGTCACGATCTGCTGCGGTGGGGCGCCGGGCTTTGGTCAAAACGGCATCTCCTCCTCAGAGCGCGATGGAGGAGTCGACTCAGCCCAGGAACGGCAGCCCGCACAGGGAGGGCCGGCGAGATCGATCCCGGCTTCCGCTACGGGAGGCTCATCCGGGCTTCCCCCATAATCGGCCCACGGGTGCCATTCCTGCGGTGCGTCGCTCATTGAAATGTGACTCCGTGCTGGGCGAGAAACGCATTCAGCTTCGCGCGGAGAACGATCGCGCTCTCGATGGTGATCGCAAATTGCGCCATATTGCGCTGCCATGAGCAGTGGCAGCTATTCAGCGACGGTGCCTTGATGCTGATCAGCGCGTGCTTCCTCTCGGGGTTGATGTAGCCGATATCGCAGACTTCCTCGCTCATTTCCCCATCCGTGCCGCGATTATGGAAAATAGACCTCGTCTGTGAGCGAGCTCGTTGCCGACAACCGCACTCGGCTACGACGAACAGCCTCAGAGACGAGGTTTGTATCACATCCGCAGTCGCCGCGCACCTCAGCCGGGGAAGCTCCCGAAGACCCCACGCGGGTTCATGTAGCCGGCGGCGTAGGACTGCGAACCTTCCAGCACCAGCGCATCACCCTCGACCTTGAGGTCCAGCTTGAACGGTGCCTTCTCGATGCTGACGAGCCCCTTGATCGTGGTAGTCAGAAACCACGCCTTCGGATTTACGAGATAATCGAGAACGCAATAGCCATCCTGCGGCCAACTCGCGGCGTGGTCGCCCTTGCAGAGCCGATGGGCGCTGAACTCCAACCCTGTCGGCACCACGAGCAGCTTCGGATTGGCCAACGCCCGCGATCCAGCTTGGTCTGGCAGCTTGCGAACCGCCACAGCCGCCATCTCCACCGCCATCTCGTTGAGCTCCGAAGCCGGGTCGAGCATGTTCGAGTAAACGCCGGTGTCGATCTGGTGTTTGAGCGAGAACAGCGGAGTTCCACCACCCTCCGCGGCGTCCGCAACCCGGCCGGCATCCAGTACGTTGGCGTGGCGCATTTCCTCAACTTGGAGGGAGCACTCCGACATCCCAATAGCCTGAACGACAAACCCCTCCAGGCCCCTCTCCGGCGCCAGCACTGTCCTAAGCGCCACACCTCCCTTGCTATCCATCGAGCAGAGGCGGTGAAGCGCTCCGCGATACTGAATCTCCACGAACCCAATGGGTGCCGTTGCCACCTTCCGGAAGACCCGTGTCCACTGCCGCGTGAGCTGCCTGGAGCACTCCTCGATCATCAGCAATCCCGGCAGCAGCGCGCGCCGCAAAGCCTCAAGCGCCGGGTCGCCCTGTTCCTGCTCACCCCACTCGTCCCGTCGCTTCTGCGCAGCCTCGGAGCTGTCGTGGCGATCGTACAGCGCCAAAGCCTCCGCCTTGCTCTTGACCATCCCAGGCGCACAGGCGTCGACCAGCTCGGCCGCGAACTCGTCAGGCTTGCTTGCGTCCATCATTCCCACTCCTTCAATGCCGCGTCGGCTCAGCCCGCCCCCCCGCGATGATCTCCGATACCCGCTCCTTCAGCGCGTCGGCGTCCATCGTCTCGAACTCGTCGACCTCCCGAACCTCGGTCCGCTTGATGACGTAGCCGAACAGCGCCGCGATATCCATGAGGGCCTGGCGCTTGTCGTGCAGCCGGAACTTCTTGACCCGCACCACCGCCTTTGCCGTTTCGCCCTTACCCTGAACATAAACGTCAGTCTCAAGTTGCTGAACAGCAGCGAGTTGGTCTTCCGTCACATTGGTCAAGTCAAGAACCCTCGACGTGCCCTCAGCCCGCGTATAATCGCCCATGCTGGCAAAGGCGATCTTCGCCAATTCGGTCGCAACACGGGTCTTTGTGATCGCCGTTCTCTCGATCGCGCGCTCGGTCGACGCGAACTCTCGCTGATCCCTGCGATTGAGTAGTTCAGCCACTCGCCCTTTAATGTCGAGACGCTGCGCTACCGAGTAGGCATTGCCGCGATGTCGTGGATATCCGGCCATCTCATGGGCATCGACCAGGGATTTCCCGGCGGCGACTGCCTGGGCGAAGGCTTCGTGTTTAGCGTTTTTCAGTACCGACATAGTACGGGGGATAGTCGCGTTCAGTACGGCTATCCGTCAAGGCTGCTTCGGAGTTCCGGGGCTTGTGGGGACTTCGAGGTAATACCCTGGGGGAAGTCTGGGGGTTTGTTCGAAGTACGGTTTCACGAGGAAGCCGAGGACGGCGATGACGAGGGATATGGCGATATAGCCGAGTTTTTCGGTGCGAGCGCCGCGCTTGTCGCAGGATTGGACGTGCGAGGTGAGGAGGGTGACGGCTTGCGTGAGGGCGGTACCGTGCTGCTCGACCCTGTCTTCGATCTTTTGCATGCGGCCCCAGATCGACATGGTGCGTTGTTCTCCTACTCGGTACGCCGGGGCGGCGCAAAGGGTTCCGCGTCGGTTCTACATCGTTGCGGTGTGGATTTCAACGGCTCGCGGGGGTTTTGGGGAGTTGGTTCCGAGGTTTGCGCGGTAACGGACAATGCGCGCCCTAGAACGGAATCTCATCGTCGAGGTCATTGCCCGCGGGACGCGAGCGGGGCTGTGGCGGCTGGTATTCGTCGTCGCGTCCATTCTGTCGGTCGGTGCTGGAATTTCCGTTGCTGCGGCGCTCGCCGAGCAGCTGCACGGTGCTGTTGAAGCCCTTGACGACGATCTCGGTGCTGAAGCGCTCGACGCCCGCGTTATCTGTGTATTTACGGGTCTGCAGCTGTCCCTCGATGTAGATTTTATCCCCTTTGCGGGCGTACTTCGTGACGATCTCGCCGAGGGTATCGTTGAGAATCGAAACACGGTGCCATTCGGTTCGCTCTTTGCGTTCGCCGGACGACTTGTCTTTCCAGCTTTCCGACGTAGCGACGGACAGGTTTGTGACCGATCCGCCGTTTTGAAATATGCGGGTTTCCGGGTCTTGCCCGAGGTTACCCAGAACGATGACTTTGTTCACGCTGCCGGCCATTTCTTGTCCTCCGTGCAAAGATTGCGATTCGCGCGCGTCCTAATGACATTCCATTTACGATATATTTCTCAACACCATCTGGAGACTTATTCAGCCAAGGATGAGTCTGCGCATCGCAGACCCGGAGGCCGAAGGCCGTAGGAGAGCGCAGCGTAGCGGAGCGACATCCGCCAGGCGTGTCTCCGGACGCACTCCGCCCTACGAGGTCGGTGAGGTCGAAAAATCGGCGCGGTCGCCGGCTCGACACTCCATGATCGGAGGCGCCTGGTGCTGGGGTTTGCATTGCGTCGCTTGGCTTCGCAGGGCACCCCAGCGGTGGCGGCGGGCGGTCATCCTGTACCCGCTGGCTTTCGCTTCCTCTGCCCTCGTATGACGGTGTCAACAACTGCCGCGGGCCGATCATGGCAGGCCCCTGGTGCGGCAGTCCGCGCAGCTCGTGCGCGTCCTTTTCTAGAATGGTGCGGCGCCGTTCGGGCTTCCACGACCTGGGATACCGGTCAGATCTGCCCTAGTCCTCGCGGACGGCCAAAGCCGCTATTGCTCGCTTCGCTTCCTTAAACCGATACCGATTTCATCGCACCGTGCCAAGGCCGTTTCGCGTTCCTGGCGCGCGGTCAAGAGCTGGCGATTTGCGCGCTGAACCGCTTTCGCGGAAATCTTCCTCCGACGGCGGAGCCACCATTTCGGGGGATGAATGATCGTTGCGCCCACGCCCGATATCCTCAAAGCACTTGCCGAGGGACGGGTTTCTGCGCTATTTCGCGGAAAGGCCGTTCGTCCCGGCCGACGATCTTCGCGAAGCGGCAAACTTCGCTTGATCACCGAAGCGATATACGCGAGCCGCCGTGCCCGCGTCAACCGTTTCGCAGAGCGCCCCGCCCCAACAGGCGGGGCGTTTCTGTTTCCGGCGTCTCTGCGGTCAACTCCCTTGCATCGCGTATCACAACCACGTATATACCGTAGAGATAACCGTACAGCGCATATTGCCGCTTGCTCGCTATGGAGACTACGGTATGAGAAAAGTCGGAAGGCCGCGGGCCACCAAGACCGAACATGAGATCGACATTGCGGTGGGACGCCGCATCCGGGCAGCGCGGTCTCTCCAGAGCATGACGCAAGGCGACCTCGGCAAGTTGCTCGGGCTCAGCTTGGCGCAGGTTCACAAGAACGAGACCGCCCAGAACCGCGTCAGCATCTCGCGCCTCGTCTCGATCGCTGCAGCCGCCAAGCTGCCGCTGCAGTTCTTCCTCGACGACATCAGCCTGCCGCAGGACAGCGACCCCGCGGCGACCGCGGACGCCATCGAGATCGCCGGGCGCATCGCGCGGCTGCCGGCGACCCTGCGCAAGATGGTGCGGACGTCGGTGCTGCAGTTCGAGGCGCTGTCGGCCGGCGCGGAGGCTGCGCAATGAGTTTCGATCGCCGCGAGGTCAACCGGGCGCTGGCGAAATGCCTCTCCTACCATGACTGCGGGAAAGACGCCGAGGCAGCACTGTGGGCTGCGCGGCTGGTGATCTTCCTGGAGCAAGGCGGAATCTTGAGGCCAGAGGTCGCCACGGAGGCGATGCGGTTTCACGTAGTTCCGGCGGAGGGCTGAGCGATGAGATACCTAGCGGACCGTGGCGACCACGTAACCGAGCGCCTATTCCCGTCCGGCGTCGAGACCGAGGTTGAGCCCGCGCGCACTGGCGCCACGCGCCCGCATGGGGATTGCCAATACCCCACTGTCGATCTCGCCGGCATGTGCTGTGGGCATGAGCCGTGCGATCTCGAATGGAGCCGGCTATGTGAGGCGCAGGGCGGCTGCTGGGATCGGACAACGTGCGGCGACTGCGCCGAACCCGTGTTTGCATCGCCTGCCATCCTCGACAAGCTGGCGCGGTGCAACGAGATCGCGCGGGTGCAGCGGGAGGCGACGGACAACTCTCGATACACCCCGGAGACCGAATGGGGGCCGATTGACGGTCATATTATTTATCGGGTCGCTCCAGCGCCGGCAACCGCCAGAAGCGCGTACTACCGCAACCTCAACGCCTGACCCTTCCGTGCCATAGGAGAAACCATGCCTATCCGGTTGTCGCACACAGGAGCTAGATGATGAATAGCCAGGAACTCGCTATCGCCCTCAACGGGTGCGAATACGGGAAAGAGACGGGTCCAGCCGATAATCAGATCGCCAAAAAAAGCGGCCTGGTAGTCGTGTTTGGTGCCAGCGATGACTTGATGGAATTTCGGGGCGCTGTGAACGATGAGATGGGTTGCTATGAAGGTGGTGAAGCCTTCTTCACGAGAAGCGGTCTACTGGTCAACGAATGCGACAACGAGGACTGCCCGCACTTCAAGCGGCTGATGAAGACGGCAACGCCGATTAAGGCAAAGTGGGATGTTGAGGGCTACTCTTGGGTCTACGAGACGGCGATCCCGCACGCGTCCTTCGAGGTTCTAGAGGACGGCGAAAAATACTGCCGAGGCATCGTCTTCGCGCTGTCGGATATTCCGGCGCTATAGGTAGCAGCCGTGGGCAACAACCGGATAAGCATGGGAGAAACCGATGAAAATTCTTGCCTGTTTCCAGAAAGAGGCGGAGGCGTTGGCGCGGATTATTGCGCTCGCTTATGACCCGGCTCGTAAGCTGACTGATCCTCCGCGCGAGGATGTGGTTCGCGTTATCGCCGAGGCGCTTCAATCGGCCTACGAGGCTAATCACTGACCCTTCCGTGGCGTAGGAGACTGTCCCGTGGACCTTATCAGACGAAAGCCCGACACGATCCACGCGCGCCTGAAGGCTGCGATCGAGATCGAGACCACGGCTCATCTTTGGACACCGAGCGGTGCGATCACCTTCACCCCCTATCTGATGAACACAATCTACGGTGACGGTCGCGCCCTCTTCTATGTCGGGACCATCAATCAGCGCCCCCGATACTGGGTGATCCGTGGCGACAGCGGATGGGATTGTGGAAACGATTATCCTGGCCGCGAAGACGATGAGTTTTACATCGGCGAATTCATCGAGGAGATCATCACGCATCTTGAAGAAGAATTAGGGACTGCTCGATGCGGGTATTGCGGCCAGAGCCTGTCAATGTATTCGCCCGAGGAGTGGCGCGAGGCCAATCCGCCGGTCTGCGACCAGGAAG